CCTCACCTAGACTCTCAGCGCTGATCTTGGCGCGCTCGCTGTCGCTCATGTTCATATTGTCAGCGAGCTCATCAGGTGAATACATACCAGATACGGCGTCAGGATAGACCGCCCTCAGCGCCATAGTCAGCGCTCGCGCTCTCAACATCTGCATGGGCATCTGTGACCAATTGCGGTTTCTCGTCAAGCCCTGAGCCTTAGCCATCTCAATGGTGTATGTGAACGTGTGGACGATAGCCTCAGGCTCATCATGTCGAGCGCATTGATAAGTACAATGCTCAGCGTCCCATGAGCTGATGACCATGAAGCGACAGATACCAGAGCGCCTAACCACTCCCGCCATAGCGTCAGCGTTGAGCCCTGGCTTACCTGACAACATGAAGCTGTTAGCTTGAGTGACCGCCATGTCCCCACCAAAGTGGGAGCCAAAGGCGGCGTGTAACTTGAGGCAGTCTTGAGGCTTATTGCTGATGAGGGTGGCAATCTCTTTAGCTTCTTGGATATTGCGTGGTGTGTAGATGGTCATAGTGTGGCTGCTTTCGTTGAGTGTGGTGTGGGTCAGATGTTGAGCTTGAGGCGGAGGTCAAGGCGCTCGATACGCTCAGCGCTGTCTTGTCCTCTTGTGACGTACCAGGCGCGCATGATGTGGAACCAATCTCTTGAGGTGAGTTGGAACTTGACGCCAAGGCGAGCGCTGATGAGCTCCTCAAGAGTGAGGCGTGTCTCATCATGGTAGCTCTCAGGAGTGATAGGGTGGATGCTGTCAATGATGTACAGCTGATGAATGAGGGTGGCTATCTCATTGGGCTTGAGATGACGAGAGATGAAGGGGAGGGGCTCACGCTTTGGCTCAGGTGCTGGCTTGGTGAGCTTGTCAGCGATAAGAGCGCAAGCGCTGAAGAAGATGGCAATGAGACAACAGATAAAGATAGTGGTGATCATTGGTGGAGCTCCTTGGTGATGGTGATGAACATGTCAGGGGTGTAGGTGGTTGAAGCTGTGAGGCGGTTGGCCGCCATAGCAATTAAGGTCGCGACCTTGATTGATGGTGTGACTGATCCGTTGAGAATCTGGCTCAAGTAGGATCGGTTGACATTGGCTTCCTCTGCTAGGTGACCAAAATTGTAGCGACCTGCTTTGAGGTCTTTCTTTAGGCGCTCTTTCATGGTGGCTCCTTGTGGTGTGGTGATGATCCCTTGTGCCATGGCTTCAAGTAGTTTGTCAACAAATATTTTCACACAGTCAACAAACTAAAGTTGACCAAGCCAAATAAAAGCTCTATATATAAGGGCACACCCTAGCCCCAAGGAGCTCCCATGAAGGAGATGACCGCTCGCTTGTCAATCATGGCAATCGAGGAGCTAACAGCAGCTCAAAAGTTAATCATGCTCTACATCTTGACCCGCGTTGATTGGACAACATGGTCAGGCCAAGTCAGCACCAATGACATTGAGCTTGGCACAGCTCAAAGTGGGCGCAACATTAAGAGGAGCCTCAAAGCTCTGACTGAGCTGGGCTATATCGAGCGCCATATCACCAAGCGTGACTCAGGGCTTCACCACAAGGCTCAGATCACAGTCAACGTCTCTAAGCTAGGTGCCAAGAAGTCACCACAGGTAGTGACAGAAAGTCACCATACCAATTATGTCACTGGTGACAGAAAGTCACCACCCATAGTGACAGAAAGTCACCATACACCTGATAAGGGTAGTGACAGAAAGTCACCAAATGTAGTGACATCCTGTCCCCCTAGTAGTGACAGAAAGTCACCAGGGGTAGTGACATCCTGTCCCTCTAGTGGTGACAGAAAGTCACCCAATATCAATATAGATCAATATAAGATCAATATAGAACAATCTAACATCAATAGCTCAGAGCCTGAGCCTGAGCCACGCGTGAAGCGCGGGATTCTTGAGGATGGCTTTGAGTGGTGTGAGAGGTGCAAGCAGAACGTGAGCATAGATGAGCCTCACACTTATCCACACTCTAAACTCATCTGCTCAGATGATCAGCCAACTCCTGAGCAGGTCAAAGCTATGGAGTGGGATCGAGCTTGGGGAGCTCATCAAGAGCAAGTGACCAAGCCAGAGCCTAAGGCCATGATCGAGCGCCGAGAGGGTAATTTATATTTTATTGATGAGATTCATGATGAGCTTGACTACAAGCGTCAAGTCTTGAAGGTGGTTGGACAGCCTGACACTCAGCTCATAAGGGACGCCCTGTGGACCCGCCAAGGGGATCACCTCTATCAGCAAATGAAAGATGAGCTCATAGCTCCTCGCTCAGCCATTGATTGGGTCATGCTCCAAGCTGGGCGTGAGGTCACAGAGCCAACACCTCCACCACCTCCAAAGCCTTCACCTGTGAGGACTGTAAGCGTTGAGGAGCAGATCAGGATCAGGCAGATTGATCAGGCATGGATGACAAGTGGACAGACGAACAATGGAGACAGCAACACATGGTGATCAACTACAATGGCCTCAACGCTGAGAACTTTCCACCCTCAGAGTGGGTGAGCTCCTCAGGCTACCTCACCACCAATCCCCTTCCATACTGTGACCAATGCACAGCTCATGATGGGTGGGTCTATACTGAGCGACAGGCAGACATAGCGCCCACCGCCAAACGTTGTCCAATCTGTCATCCGCTTAGGAAGCGCCTCCAACACCTTGAGGACGCCAAGCTTCCCTATGTGGCTCATCAGCACACCCTCAACGATTATGAGTGGGACAGCCCAGAGCAGAGGGAGCGCGTGGGCGCTGTGCTCGATTGGATTCATGGCCACACCAACCCCATTGACAAGCCAGCGGTTATGCTGTGGGGAGCTCCAGGCAATGGCAAGAGCACCATTCTCCACATCCTAGCTAAACACGCTGTGTTTCAAGGGAAGCGCGCTCTCTTCTTAACTCATGAGGGATGGTTCACCGACCTTAGAGCATCATGGAAGGCTGAGGGGCTCAACCTCCATCAGATCCTTGAGCGCTGTGACCTCCTCTGTCTTGATGAGCTTGGAGGGCTTGGAGGTGGTGGGCGCTGGTCAGATTGGTACAAGTCACAGACTAGAGAGATGATCGGCGCTATCTATGACAGGTGGGCGGCTAAGAGCCTCGCTGTGGTCTGTACTAGCAACCTCACACCTCGCGTCATCACTAAAGACCTCTGTGACAACAACAGCGCCGTGAGGTCAAGGCTTGGCGCTATCTTTGGAAAGCCTGTCAAGATGGTGGGCCATGACAGGCGAGCGGGTGTGGATGATGGGTGGGGTTGATGTTTATTGCTAAGGTGGCGTACAGGGACGCCGTGGCCTTCTACTCTGCTCATCACTATTTGGGTGGTGTATCTCTGAGCTCATCCTCATGGGGTCTGTATGAGCTTGAGGGTGGCTCATATAACCTGACCGCTTGCTGTTCCTTTGGCGCTCCTGTCAGCGAGAACCTGAGGGCTTCAATCTTTGGAGATGACCACAAAGACAGGGTTAAGGAGCTACAGCGCTTGGCTAGGTCCTCAACATGTTCTCACCCCATGTCTGCCTTTGTCGCTCGCGCCATCCGTAACTATGTAAAGGAGCGCGCTGAGAAGTCACAGCCTGAGCTGTGGGCTCTGATTAGCTTTGCTGATGACAACCAGGGACACCATGGCGGGATCTATCAAGCTATGTCTTGGCTCTATTGTGGCTCAGTCACCGCAACAATTGACACATTCAAAGATGGGTCAGGGCGAGCGCGCCACAGGCGTCAAGGTGGACAAATCATCTCTAGGGCCAAGGCTCAGATGCTTGGCTGGACACATGAGCGTGTCAAGAGCACTAAGCATAGATATCTGAAGCTTTTAGGCTCAGGGCGTAAGGTCAAGCGCCTTAAATCAAGCCTTAAGCTTCAGACCTCCTCTTATCCTAAGCCTCAGCGCTCAAACACAGCACAGTAAAAGGCGGTCCATTCCATCCACCCCTCTGACTAGCTCCCTTACCGCGCTCGCATAGTCTCTTATCTCTGCCTGTGAGTGAGGGGCAAGCCTGAGCTTGAGGAAGTGGATGAGGGCATGGAGTGAGCAGGTCCAATAGCACTCTGACATGAGGCTGAGGGGAAGCACAGCCCGCGCTTGCTCCTTAGCCACACCCACCTTGAGGAGCTCCTCATAAGCCTTGAAGCTCGCCTCAATCGCCCTGTCATAAATCAGCCCAGCTCTCAAGGCGTCATCCTCACCC